TCTAATGACCTACATAGCCACTTGGCGCAAAAATCTCGGTATGCTCCGTTGCGATGCCGCTGTTCTTCTGGGACTTTCACGTGACACTCTCTGGCGGTACGAAAACGGCAGGATTCCAACACCCCGCGTCGTGCGGATGGCGTGCGAAGGATTTGAGCTTCTCTGTCGCATCCGCGCCGGGGCTTTCGGTCCGCGTAATCTGGTATCCGAGATCGAGGATTATCTCCGACACTGCGAAGATAATCTGCCCACACATGCCAGCAGCCTGCCGATCCTCTCTGACGCGGAAGGGGACATAAAAACCGCTTGACAGCGCGGACATCAACGGGCAAATAGGGGTTCAGGGACGGTCGGGTTTAGTGGGACTCACTTGGCGCCGATCGTTCCCACTATGCGTTTGGCAATGGGGGATCGGTTGCGACGTACCAGACGGAAACCGAACGCCGCGCGATGGCCCAACGGTAAGCCAAAGCCGATCTATCAGATCATCCCTCCGGCTGTCCTGGCGCATAGGCAGGCGTTGCTTGCTCGCCCGGTAACGGCGCAAGATATCCGCAGCCAATATGCCGGTACTGTGCTTGGGCAGATGCTCTTGGGCGGGGAAATAACGACAGCGCAACACGCAGGAGCGGAAGCGCTGGGGCGTCTGTGGCGCCGGTGGGAAGCCGAGGCGTGCGCTCCGGCACGAGTGCCGCTGCATACCGATGGGCATGGCCACCCGCCAACTGTGGTAGACGAGGCCACGTTAAAACGGGAATATGACTCTTGGCTACGCAACAGTGGCGAAATGCTTGCTGTCCGAAACAAAATCGTCCGGTCAGCGCAACATGGCTTTCTGGCACTGACGATGATTGAATCGATAGTTACCCTAGAGGATGTCCGACCGCCACGCCTCACGCGGGAAAATAGCGGTGAAACGCAATGGCCGCTCGGCTGGGCAGTGTTTCGCGCGGCGTTGGACGAGCTTGCAGCGCATTTCGGTTTTGCCCGGCCGCCATCGCAATCTGGCGCGGTCAAAAAATGTTGGACTACCTCAAAAATTCTTGTTGACAGCCAAGAAACGCCGTGATACTGGCGATAGGTACGATGGAGAAATTGCGAATGCCTCGCGCGGCCGGAAGCGTGACTTAGCTTGAAAAACTTGTGGTAGGGTCGGCTTGGCCCGGCGACAACGCATGGGGAGATTGCAGCGCTGGCCGCCTCGCAAGAGGCGGTGAAACTGCGGTCGGTGAACCGTGAACTAAACCCGTGCGCACTTGTGCGTGCAAATTAGGAAGCAGATACTATGGGTAGGCGTTCTAGTCTTTCTCCGCAGCAATGGCACGAAATTGGGATGCGGCGTGCGGCTGGGGAAGGCGTCAGGAGCTTGGCCAAGGAATTCGGGGTGTCTCCGGCGGCCGTATGCGTCCGATTTTCCGAGCGCGTAAACATCCAGAAAACGGTAGCGAAGCAACTTGCCGACGCGGAAACGGCGGTGCTGGCGTTGCCTGTCTCGGAGCAAATTTCGGTCAGGCAGTTGGCGGATGAACTAAAGGCAATCTCGTGCCACCTTGCCAGTGCCGCGCGCGTTGGTAGTCAAACCGCGCAACGATTAGCGACTCTGGCGCACGAACAGGTTGGCAGGATCCGCACCGATGGCACGGTTGACGCGGACGCGAATACCGACAATCTAAAGATGGCGATGACGTTAACCGCTGGCGCCAATGGCGCGGCTCAGATCGGTATGGGGTTGCTCGCGGCAAACAAGGATTCCATTGCCGTGGCACAGATTCCGCAAACGTCAGGTCTCGGCCGGTTTTATGGGTCAAAAAAATGACCGCCGTTTGGGATTGGATCGTCCTCAACCAAGAAGGCTTGGTTTTTGGTGCGGTTCTCGCTTTGTTTTGGATCAAATTGGATGATTTGGTCGATGCGTTGCGGGAAAATCGCAATAAATAGCTCACGGACGCAACATTGTGGCAGGGGAACCAACACTAAACCCAGCGCTGCGTGATTTCTGGCTGCAAAAAGCTGATATCCGAGTGCTATATGGTGGCCGTGTATCTAGCAAATCCTGGGACGCTGCTGGCTTTGCTGTTTTTTTGGCCCATAATTTTCGCATACGTGTTCTATGTACTCGTCAGTTTCAGAATAAAATCGCCGATTCGGTTTATACGCTTCTAAAGTTCCAAATTGAACGGTTCGGATTGCAAGAACATTTCGAAATTCAACGTGACAAGATCATCGCGAAGTACACGGGATCCGAATTTCTCTTTTACGGTTTGTGGCGTTCCATTGATGAAGTAAAATCAATGGAGGGTATCGATATATTGTGGATCGAAGAAGCACACAATCTGACAGAAGAACAGTGGCACGTTCTTGAGCCTACAATACGAAAAGAGAATTCTCAAATCTGGATCCTTTTTAACCCGCGCTTGGCAAACGATTTTGTGTATAAAAGGTTTGTGCTCCATCCCCCGCCAAATGCAATAGTGCGGAAGATAAACTACCTAGAAAACCCGTTCCTTTCTGAAAAAATCATCCGCACTATTGACGCCCTGAAAGCAGAAAACTATTTAGATTACGAGCACGTTTATCTTGGAGTGCCAAAACAGGACGATGAAAGCGTCATCATTAAGCGTTCCTGGATTATGGCGGCAATTGACTCTCACTTGAAACTGGGGTTCAAACCGACTGGCCGAAAGCGCATCGGGTTCGATGTTGCAGACTCCGGTCCCGACAAATGCGCACTAGTTTACGCTCACGGATCCGTCGTCATTTGGTCGGATCTATGGCAAGCAGGCGAAGACGAATTGCTGAAATCCTGCACACGTGTTTTTAAGGCCGCCAAATTGCATCACGCCAACGTGACCTATGACAGTATCGGCGTTGGAGCGAGTGTAGGGGCAAAGCTCGCGGAGTTAAACGCCAGCACAGGGGATCCTGATCGCGTCATATACGAAAAGTTCAACGCTGGGGGCAGTATTTGGCAGCCTGACCGGATTTACAGTGGCAGCACGAAAAACAGCGACATGTTCCTCAACATCAAAGCACAGGCTTGGTGGTTGTTGGCGGATCGATTCCGGAATACCTTCAACGCGGTGCGTAATGGGGACAAGTTCCCCGATGACAAGTTGATCAGTCTGTCAAGTGCTCTGCCCAATCTCAACATGCTGATTGACGAATTGGCTACACCGAAACGCGATTACGACGCCAACGGCCGGGTGAAAGTCGAAAGCAAGAAAGACTTGGCCAAGCGGGACGTTCCGTCACCTAATTTGGCCGACGCAATGGTGATGACCTTTGCCCCGGTGAGTGAGCCTCTTCGAATTACGGAGGAGGTAATGGCGCGGTTCGGGACAAGGAAGCGTTATGGTTGATTTGCGATTCTGGCGGCATTTGTCTCATCCGATACCGCCGGTGCAGACGCCCGTTGCGCCTACTAAACAGACATGGAACTATGACGCGGCCAACGCTGTGCCGCCGCTGGCTATGCGGAGATCGCCGTTCGCGCCAGCGATTGCCGGACCCGGTGTAATTCCCCCAGGCGTGACCATCGCTACTGATTCCGCTATGCCGTCTCAGTTTGACATGGCATACGCCTCGGCGGGGTATGCGTCTCTTGGGATGGCTGACGAGGGTAGGGGGTTCATGGGCTATCCCTATCTGGCGGAGTTACTGCAACTAGCTGAATACCGCAACGCCTGCGACATGCTCTCGCAAGACATGACCCGTAAATGGATCAAGCTCCAATGCACCGGGGATGACGAGAACAAAAGCGACAAACTCGCGGCAATTGAGGCAGAAATGAAGCGCCTGGGGGTGCAACAGATCGTCCGGGCGGCGGCATGGCAGGGCGACGGGTTCGGCCGCGCACAAATCTATATCGACACGGGGGACGGTGACGACCCCGACGAATTGTTGATGCCTTTGGTGGAATCGCCTGCGAAGGTCGGTCTAGGCGCGTTGAGAGCACTGCGCATCATCGAACCCATGTGGACCTATCCTAATCGGTACAACACGAACGATCCGCTGCACCCGCATTTCTTCAAGCCAGAAACATGGTTCGTCCTGGGTAAGGAAATTCATGCTAGCCGGATCATGACAATAGTACCGAGGCCAGTATCCGATATGCTGAAGCCCGCGTATGCCTTCGGCGGGCTAGCCTTGCCGCAGATCATGAAGCCTTATGTGGATAACTGGATCCGCACTCGTCAAAGCGTGACAAATCTGGTTTCTAATTTCAGCGTCATGGTTCTGGCAACAGATTTAAGTACTTTTTTGACTACAAATAGCGGGGCAGACTTAGAGCGAAGAGTTCAGTTTTTCAACGTGTTGCGCGACAATCAAGGCGCAATGGTTGTCAATAGAGAGACCGAATCTCTCTCTAATATCTCCGCGCCAATCGCTGGCCTCGATCGCTTGCAGAGCCAAGCACAAGAGCATATGGCTTCGGTGTGCCGGATTCCGTTGATCAAGTTGTTGGGGATATCGCCCTCCGGCCTGAATGCCAGTAGTGACGGCGAAATTCGCAGCTATTACGACAATATTGAATCGATGCAGGAAGCAATTTATACCGCCCACTTATCGAAGATCATCAACCTGATTCAGTTGTCGTTATTCGGTGAGGTTGACAAGGAAATCACTTTCGTCTGGGAACCGTTATGGTCGTTGGATGCCATCGAGTCGGCTACAGCGCGGAAGACTGAAGCGGAAACCGATTGTCTATTAATGGATCATGGGGTTCTGTCAACCATGGAAGTCCGGATCCGGATCGCGGCGGATGAAAATAGCCCCCATGCCGGGCTTGACTTGGGCGACGCGCTCGCCACAAACGAGCCAGAAGAGTATTATGAGCAATGATCACGGATAATGGCACGACCTATGCGTTTCCCCTTTGGGCAGTATCGGCGTAAGGATTTTCGGGAATGACTGCTCAACCGCTTTACGTTACCTCTGTTCTCGGACAGGCTGCGCCAACAGTGGCGATAGGCGCCCTTGACGCTAACGGTGTCCTTCAGGTCGCCAGCGCGACGAACCCGCTGCCGATCGGCGCGACCCTTACGCTAAACCCGTCAGTCACGATCACCAGCGGAACGGTTGGACTCACTGTCGGCACATCAAACATTGGCGTGGTAACGCCATACAGCGTGGCGTCTGCCAACTGGCAATATGCGGCGCCAACCGGGGGGATCATTACGACGGCACCCGTGACACTTGTTGCTGCGGCGGGGACCGGAGTTCGCAACTACATCACGGCACTGCAAATCAAAGGCTGCAATGCCGTCGCGTCTGAAGTTGTCATCCAGGATGGTGCGGCTGTAGTCCTCTGGCGGGGCTACGTAGCCGCAACGATGCTGACGGCGGATGACTTGGTATTCCCGACGCCGCTAATGTCGTCAACCGGGGTGAATTCTGCGATTACGCTGACGGTCAACACCACGGCAACGCTAACATATGTGACAGCGCAGGGCTTTACCGCATAATGGCGACAAAACAGCTTGTCTCCCTTACCGGCAAGCAGCAGATTCTCGCACCGATTCATCCCAGTGTTGCCATTGAGATCGCATACCAGCGGAAACTTGAAGCCATTATCAAGGCTATGCACCGCTCTATATTATGCCATGTTGCGGCGATATACAGAACAAACCCGCCAGCGATGGCGCAGGATGTGACGATCAAAGAATACGGCGCCGCAACGGCAATGCAACAGTATTTCGAAGAACTTGGCAAACAGGGGACATTCGAAGAAGGCGGTGTCGCAGAGGCACTGCAACAGCATTTCGAAGAACTTAGCAAACAGTGGATAAAGAATTTTGACGAAGCCGCCCCAGCGATCGCGAAACACTTTGCGACAGCCGTGACGAACCGGGCGGACGGCGCGCTTATGGCCAGCCTGAAAAAAGCCGGATGGACGATCAAGTTCAGGCTCGACGAAGACGCAAAAGAAGTTCTTCGTACGGTAATCGGCGATAATGTCAGATTGATCAAATCCATTGCACCGCAACATTTGAAAGATGTCGAAGGTCTCGTCATGGAGTCCGTAGCGCGCGGGGGCGACCATGCGTTCTTGGTGAACGAGCTTGTAGCGCGTTACGGTCTTACGAGGCAGAGAGCGGCACTGATCAGCAGGGACCAGAACAGCAAGGCAAATGCCGCTATCCTCCGTGCCCGATGGGTGAAAAACGGGATCGAAGAAGCCGTGTGGATGCACTGCCATGGCGGAAACAAGCCGAGGCCGACGCATTTGGCAAATGACCGGAAAAGATACAAAGTAAAAGATGGTTGGTATGACCCTGCTGAGGGACGTAACATCTTCCCTGGGGAGCTTATAAATTGCGGTTGTGTAGCGGGCATAATTCTCCCTGGATTTGACTAATGCCAATCCATTCATGCAAACTCCCCAATGGAAAATCCGGCTATCAATGGGGTAATCACGGCAAGTGCTACGCTACCCGTGCGGATGCAGAACGACAGGAAGCAGCGATCCGGGCGAGCGGGTGGGTTGGCGACAAGGAACCAAAGCATATGACGCGCCACGTGATCCTGTCGGCATCAAAATCACGCGACAGGCTCGCGATGGACCGCACATCGGTTCGTAGCTATGACGAGGATGGCCGTCTGCATGTCGCGGTCGCCAATATCAGCAAGGCCAATATCTGCCCATACCGTGGCAATGAGATCCCCGGCTGGCAAGAAAGCGGGCTTGATCCGCAACGCATCTACCAACTGCTGCGCAGCCCTGACGAATTGGCCAAGGCCGCGCCAACCTTCAACAATGTTCCCCTGCTATTGGGTCACGTTTTCGTTACGGCAGATAATCACCAACCCGATTTGGTAGTAGGGGCCACTGGTAGCGATGCCAAATTTTCCGCGCCATATTTGACGAATTCACTAGTGATTTGGGTGAAAGATGCGATCGACGGCGTTGAAAATGGGGATCAACGAGAAATTTCGTGCGCCTACCACTACACGCCAGACATGACGCCGGGCAGTTATCGTGGCATGAAATACGATGGCGTTATGCGAGATATCCGCGCGAACCATGTTGCTCTTGTTCCCGAAGGTCGCGCCGGGTCCGACGTTATTGTCGGGGACAGTCAACTAGGATTGGAGAATGCAGCAATGCCGAAGGCCCTCAACCAAAAAAGTGCGATGCTTAAGGGGGTCCTAATGGCCGCCATTTGCCCGCGCTTGGCACAAGATCAAAAGATTGATTTAACGCCGGTTCTATCCGGCGTTTCCGCGACGACCTGGGAAGCGAAGAAGCCGGTAATCGCCGAATGGCTAATCAAGAATCTCGCGGGCAAGCTCGCGCAAGACGCTAAACCGGAAGATGTCGTCTCCTTACTCGACACTCTTGACGAGGATGACGGCACGGTTACCTCGGACGATGATGTGGACACTCCGGCCCCTGACGGGGAGCGCGACGAAGAGGCCAACGCCACCGACGAAGAGCCGGAAGACGACGCTTGGCGCGCGCTGTATATGGCGCTCTGCAAAAGGTTCGGCCCCGAAAAGAAGCCCGCCAAGGATACTCCGCTTCCGACGCCGGTCCCGCCAGCACTTCCCGCCAAAGCCAAGGACCCTGATCCTGTGAAGAGTGACAAGCCAGCTATTGGCAAACCCGCCATGGATACGGCCATCGCGGCGGCTGTCGCGCGGGCACGATCCGAAACGGAAACCGCAACGATCGCCCGGTTGCGGGACATCGCCACTGCCGAGAACGCCGTAAGGCCGTATGTCGGAAATCTGGCCGTCGCTTACGACAGCGCGGAGGGTGTCTACCGATCTGCGCTCGAAACCATGGGGGTCGATATCGCAGGTGTGACTGGCCTTCCGGCTTTCAAGGCGATCCTGACGGCGCGCGGCGTGGCCGCGACGCAAGATCGCGTCTCCCATACCGGCGCCATGGATGCTCTTAGCGCCAAGGGTGCCGTAGATTTCGACAAAGAATTCGGCGGGTCTCGCATCCGCGTCCTGAAGTAAGGATTTGACAAAATGTTTCCACGGCAAGTTAATGTCCAGCAAGCCCCCGGTGTAACGGGGGATTTTGCTACTCGGAACCCTCGGCAGTCGGTGCCATCAACGCAAGGCGGTTTCGTCGCTGGCCCACTCGGCCTGACGATTGGCGCATTCGCTTGGGCCGACGCCGCGACCAATACGGTCTTAACCAGCTATGGCAATGGCGCCCCTACCGGGTTCGTCGCCAACACGCTGCAAGGCACGTTCCCGCAACCCGGCTCTGACAGTGGCTTCGCGATTCTTCCCGGCTTCCCTGCGACCGCGTTCAGTTCGGCCGATTTCTGGGTTACTAACGCCGGATCGAATTCGGTGACGGTCGGGATGAAGGCATACGCCAACAACAGCACTGGTCAGGTCACGTTCAACGCTACCGCGACGCCCCCCACCAGCGCTAGCGCAACCGGGGCGACGCTGATCAAGATCGTGTCTGCCGGGACGGGCGGGGCATTGCCTGTTGCCAACACATGCACCGGCTCGATTTCCGGCACCATTCTTACCGTTACGGCGGTTGGCGCCGGTTCGGTCGTCGGTGTTGGCGCGGTCCTGTCTGGCGGCACCACCCTTACGGGCATCGTCGCCGCCAATACCGTAATCACGTCGTTCGTTTCTGGTACTCGCGGCGGAGTTGGCGTTTACTCGATCAACATTAGTCAGGTCGTGACATCAACCGCGATCGCGGTGTCTGGCGGTGGTCTTACCCTGACGGGTGCCAACACCAGCGGCGTGTTCGCGCTTGGCATGACGATCAGTGGTACCAACATCCCAACCGGCACCATGATTCTGGATTACGGCACCGCAACGGCTGGCGGGGCTGGCACCTATTGGGTGAGCGCGCCTGCCGTGTCGGCTGCAACGGCGAGCACGGTGACCGCGACCAACGCCATGTTGCTGACGGTCGATAGTAGCTCGACGGGTGTTTGGGCGGCATACGACACTATTACGGGCGCTAGCGTCAATGCGCAGCAGATCAACGCAACCGGCGCGACCAACGCCAATCTGACCGGCCTTGGTGGCGCAGGCACGTACCTGACCAATGGTTATCAAACTGCGGTCAGTGTCGGGCAAGTCATGGGCGTCAATTCCGGCACCGAAACCAAGTGGATCGCGACCAGCGCCGGGGCACCCGGTGAACTCGTGATCATGTCCGCTCAAGCTCTGGGGTAAAAACCATGCGTCGTCATCAAAACTTTCAACGCCTAGAGGATTTGGGCGTTTATTTCCCTGGGGCCGTAGATATGCTGCCCGAAGAATGGAAATCCGACTATCGCCTCGCGGGTCCGCGTCTTGCGGCGGACGCCCAGCCAACGCTGGTCAGCACGCCGAACGCCGCGATTCCCGCTATCCTGACGACGTTTATCGATCCGCAGCTATTGCGGGTTCTGTTGTCACCGATGGCGGCAACCGAAATTTTCCCGGAAGTTCGTAAGGGCAGCTACACTGATCAGACGATCATGTATCCTGTCGTCGAACATGTCGGTCAAGTTGACAGTTACGACGATTTCAACGCTGGCGCTATGTCCGGCGTCAACATGAATTGGGAAAGCAGAAACGTCTACAACTATCAGACAGGATTGACTTACGGCGATATGGAAATGGACCGCGCCGCACTTGGCCGGATCAGTATTGCCTCGGAGAAGCGAGAGTCGGCAATTTCGACTCTGAACAACTACCAAAACCTGACTTATTTCTTCGGCGTTCAGGGATTGGCGTTGTATGGCATCCTCAACGACCCGGCGCTGTATCCCCCGCTGGCGCCGTCACTCAAGGCATATGGCGGGCTGAAATGGGCGACCAATGGCTCGATCTTGGCAACGGCGCTGGAAGTCTACCGGGATATCCAAGCGCTGGTCTATCAATTGATCAGCCAGTGCAACGGAAACGTCTCTGAAGAAGACGAATTGATTCTCGTCACGAGTCCCACGGCTATGCTGGCGTTGACTGCGACCAATAACTTCAACGTCAACGTTTACACGCTGCTGAAGGAAAATTTCCCCAAAATGAGGTTCGTCCGGGCGATCCAGTACGGTCCGAACTCGAACGACAACAATCAGGGAAGTTCAATAGGCACCGTTGTACAACTTATCGCGCCGAAAGTTAAGGGGCAGGATACAGGCTTCTGCGCCTATCCCGAAAAACTGCGGGCATTCCCGATCGTCAGACACGAGAGTTCTTATTCGCAAAAGATGATGCAGGGAACTGAAGGCGCCGTCATCCGGATCCCCTACGCCATTTCGCAGATGGTAGGCGTCTAATCATGGCGCCACAACCAACTATTTCGAGGATCGCAAACGTGAGCGAAACTGTTACTGTCGCCTGCAAAATCCCCGCCGGTTTGATTCTGCGGATTTTCGAATTCGAGGAACAAGCTGAACCGATGTTCGGCGGCGGGACTCGTGCCGTGCGCCTCTCTCGCGAAGTTGCTAACGCCCCGCGCGTCAAGCTGAACGGTCCTGCACATCGCCAGGATCGCGCACCCGTCCAGTCTATCTCTGGCGGGTATGGCCTGACATTCGGCGTCCCGAAAGATTTTTGGGATCGATGGCTCGAACAGAACCAAACGGCTGAATTCGTCAAGAACGGTTTGGTTTTCGCGCATACCAAATCAAGCATGGCTGAAGACGAGGCAAAGGAAAAAGCGAAGCTCAAAACGGGATTCGAACGGATAGACCCGTCGAAGCCCCCGCGCGGTATTGAAACCGTCAATCAGCGGGCCGCCTGATCATGGGCTATTCCGCGCCATGCGGCGTAGTCATCTTCGATTATGCTGCGTGGTGCTCGCGATACCCTGAACTCGCACCCTATGTCAGCCAACCGCAAGCTCATCAATATTTTTACGAAGCCACGCTATATTGCGACAACAAACCGACTAGCGTCGTTGTCGATGTGTGTCAACGATCAGTATTGCTGGGAATGGTCACGGCGCACATTGCCGCGCTCAACGCCCCCATTGGCGGGCAGCCGTCATCTCCCCTGGTGGGTCGGATTAACAATGCCACCGAGGGCACCATATCGGTCCAGACCCAAATGGATTACCCGGCCGGGTCGGCTCAGTGGTTTGTGCAGACTAAATATGGCGCCGCGTATTGGGCTGCGACGGCGGGGTTTCGCACGATGCGATATCTCGGGCCAGGCCAACAGGCAAGGGGCGCGAATAGATGGCCACATGGAAATTAAGCGGCGGCGATGCGCTCAAAAAATATTTGAGCGAACTCGGAAAGAAAGTCGAGCAATCCGCGTATGTCGAAGTCGGATACGCAGAAGACGCCTTGTATCCGGACGGGACACCAGTGGCGTCAATCGCATTCATCCACGAGTACGGCGCCATAATCCCATGGTACAATGCAGCAAAGGGGTGCGAAGAGATCCAAGAGATTCCGCCACGGCCGACGTTCCGACCGATGATCGCAGAACAATCGCCGACTTGGGGGCCGAAGTTGTTGGGACAGTTGAAAACAACGGATTATGATATAGATGTCTCGTTACAAAATCTTGGCGACGATATCGTCAGGCATCTTGTTGATGCTATCCAAACATTGACCGAGCCGCCATTGAAGCCCGTCACCCTGATGATACGTAAAATGCTGAGTGAAGACCCGAGCCTAAGATCCCTCTCGCGCGAATCTCTGGTCAACGTAGCGCGCCATCGCCTTGATGCAGGCGAAAGCACCGATGGCATTTCGGACAAGCCGCTAATTGATACCAAAGTTATGGAAAAAGCGCCTAAAGCGATTGTCTTCCAAGGACTGCCGGAATGAACTTACACAATATCGTCGCCCCCTGCATCGCGGTAATCAATCCGATGCTCACGGCGTCTATTCAGGTATCGACAGGATATACAACGGGAAGTGACGGCTTAACGACGCCAGCATATGCGCCAGCGGTAAACGTGCAAGTCCAGATGCAATCGTTGACGTATAACGATCTGTATCAATTGGATGGAATGGATATCAATGGCGAAAAACATGCCATGTATATCAACGGAAATTGGGAAGGCGTCGTCCGTCCTGACGGGAAGGGCGGGGATATTATCACTATGCCGAATGGCGACGTTTATTTGGTCGCGCAGATCCTAGAGAATTGGGCGGATACTGACGGTTGGACGAAGGTTGCCGTAACTCGGCAGATGAATCCATGACGCAACCCACCGTCAACTTAACCCAATCCAATATTTTTACCGCGTTAAGGTCCTTTTTACTCGCCGTACTGCCGACAGGTATCGAAGTTATCCGAGCGCAAACGAACCGAGTTCCCGAACCAAAGGGGCCTGATTTTGTTATCATGACACCGATCATGATGCCGCGACTTGAAACTAACACCGTAACATACACCGACAATTATCCGTTGGGGGCAAGTATCAGAAATGATATGGAGCCGATTAAGGTCACAATTCAACTCGACGTTCACGGGCCGAATAGCGCGAATAATACGCAGCTTATCACGACTTATTTTCGCTCAAGTTTTGGTTGTGACCAGTTCGCAACATCTGGCTTTGATATTGCGCCTTTGTATAATGAGACGCCGAAACAGATCGCCTTTAAGAACGGCGAACAGCAGATCGAAGAGCGTTGGATTGTCGATTGCGTTATGCAGGCCAACCCAGTTGGGACGGTCCCGCAACAGTTTGCCTCGACGCTAAAAGTTGGCGTTATCAGCGTCGACGAGAAATACCCGCCAGCGTAACACACAAACGCCAAATATACTTGGAGTTACCATGACCTCAATTCCCGCTTCCGCCATTGTGTCGGTGGTGCCGTCCGTCCTGAGTGCAGGCGGGACAGCACTCGATCTAAATGGCCTCGCTCTGACCACGAATGCCTTGATCCCAACGAACACGACGATATCCTTCTCTTCGCCGTCTGACGTTGCCGGATTCTTTGGCCCGACATCAACGGAGGCGGCAACGAGTGCTGTCTATTTTGGCGGGTTCACGGGAGCCAATGCGCTCCCCGGCAGCCTATTGTTCGCGCGGTATCCGACCGCGGCGACTGCTGCACAGATCTATAGCGGCAGTCTTGCGAGCGTGACTGTCTCCCAAATGAATGCGATGACCGGGACGTTGGCCATCACGATCGACGGGGCTGCGTTCACCGCGTCGTCGTTTACGCTGACGGGCGTCAGTCAATCCGCCATCGCAGCGACAATTCAGACGGCGTTGAACACGACCCTGCCGACAGAGGCGTCCTGCACTACCGGCTCGATCGCGGGGACGGTCTTTACTCCAGCGGGCACGGTGACCGGGACTTTCGCCGTCGGGCAGACGCTCACGGGATCCAGCATCACGTCTGGCTCTATGATCACGTCGGCAGGGACTGTCGGAGGCACTTGGAATTTAGCTGCATCCAGCACGGTTAGCGACATCGTAATCACTGCCACGCCGACACCTGTTAGCGTCACCTGGAACAGCACGTCAGCGAAGTTCATCCTCACCAGCGGCACAACGGGCACTATCAGCACGGTCGCATACGCAACTGGTACGCTGGCGGCAATGATCAAGCTGACTAGTGTGGCCGGTGCGACGCTATCTCAGGGCGTGGCGGGGACGACTCCCGGAGCGTTCATGACCAGTCTTGTTCAAAATACGACGAATTGGGCGAGCTTCTTCACCATGTTCGACCCGGATGGCGGATCGGGGAACGCTCAAAAACTGCTGTTCGCGCAATGGACCGCGCAGCAGAACGACCGATACGCCTATGTCTGCTGGGATACCGACATCACCCCAACTGAATCGAATGCTGCGACCACCAGCCTAGGCTATCTGTTGGCGCAAGAAAATGCGTCGGGAACCATCCTGATATACGAGCCGACGGACTTGAACTTGGCTGCGTTCGTCAGTGGCGCAATTGCCAGCATCGATTTCACCGAAACCAACGGCCGGGCGACGTTGGCATTCAAGGGACAGTCGGGGCTGACAGCGAGTGTCACTGATCAGACGGTTGGCGCCAATCTGATAGCCAACGGCTATAATTTCTACGGAAGCTATGCGACGGCAAACGATAAGTTTGTGTTCTTCTACCCGGGGGTGATCAGCGGACCCTATCTGTGGGCTGACAGCTACGTCAACCAAATCTGGCTGAACAACGCTTTCCAGCTTGCGATGATGACCTTACTGACGGCGGTTAAGTCCGTTCCCTACGATGCGGCAGGGCGAACACTGATCTACGCATCATGTCAAGACGTGATCACGGCGGGGCTAAATTTCGGCGCTTTTTCCGGCGGCGTGACGCTTTCGGCGGCGCAGGCTGCGGAAGTCAACTACGCCGCGGGCGTCAAAATCGACGCGATCCTCTCAACGCGCGGCTGGTATCTGCAAATCTTGGCGGGGACCGCACAAGTCCGCGCTGCCCGCACGTCTCCTCCAATGACGTTTTGGTATACAGACGCGGGATCCGTCCAGAAACTCAATCTTGTTAGCGTGGAGATCCAATAATGGCTACGATTACAGGCGCAAATAGCACCTTTTATTTGTCTATCGACACGATCTTCCCGATAGCGCAAGAACTACAAGGGTTCGCCGTCGATGATCTGATGGACACGGACGCGATCGAACGTGTCGAAACAAAAATGGGCGTTGATGGAATTCTTTCTGCTGGCCGCGTCAATGTTCCGGTCAAGACAACCATCGCATTGATGGCGGATAGCGCCAGCATTGACTTGTTCGAGCAATGGGTAGCATATGAAGCGTCAGTGAATGACGTTTACTTTGCCAACGGGACCATTTCTCAAGACAGTATCGGTCGCCGATATACCCTAACGAATGGGGTGCTTACGAGTTATCCCACGATGGCTAACATCAAAAAGTTGCTCGGCGAGCGAAAAATGATCATCACATGGGAATCTGTCACAGGGAGCACTTACTGATGTCTCGCAAGGAAATCACCATCACAATTTCGGCGGAAGGGCGAGATAAAGGGAAACAGTTTCGCCTCCGTGAAATGTCGGCCTCGCAGGCTGAGAAGTGGGCGACAAAAGCGTTTCTCGCCTTAGCCAAAGGTGGGGTCGATCTCCCTGGTAATGTCAGTGCGTCAGGTGCCGCAGGGATCGCGGTCATGGGATTGAGTGGGCTGCGTCATGCCCGGTTCGAAGATCTTGAACCACTCATGGACGAGGCCATGCAGTGCGTGAGTCGAATCCCGGATCCAAACCACCCGCAAGCAACCCTCCCTCTCAACGATGACGCGATCGAAGAAGTCGCGACGTGCCTAAAGCTGAGACAGGAGTTATTTGCGCTCCACACGGGTTTTTCGCCAGCCGACTTCCTGTAGATCTGGGAGTCGGCCCGGTTGTTACTGAGGAATACGTGGAATATACAAACGTTTCACAGCGTATCGGCGCGGTGATATCCAGCGGACATGCCCGAATGACTGAACTAGATAGCGCGCTGGGGATCGAAGACCTGTATAATCTGCTGGAAATTATCCAGATTGATGCGCACAATCAACGAATCGCATCAAAGGCAGCACAAGGGAGAAGGCAATAGCGCATGGACATAGTTGACAAGCTCGTCGTCACCCTCGGGCTGGATGCCAGCGGATTCAAGCAAGGGACGAAGGATGCCTATTCGTCCCTTGACGGATTCGCCGCGAAATCCGACGAAGCCGGGCGGCGCATAGCGGCAGGACTAGGCGTCTCAAAAGAGGCTCTGGAAAGTTGGCACGCTAGTGCAGGTAAGCTTTCCGGCGCGAACCCAATCAGCAAGGCGTTTGAAGACCTCGGCGTATCGGTAGCCACTGCCTCCGGGAAATTACGCCCGCTCCGCGACATCCTTGTCGATCTGAGCGGAAAATTCGAGGGACTGGACAAGGCTCAACGTGCGGCGGCTGGGGCGTCTCTCGGACTGAGTCAACAATCCATCGATGCTCTGAGCAAGGGCAAAACTGCCGTAACGGGCATGTCTGTTGAGGTTCAGAAACGGATTGACCTCGAAAAGAAACAGCACGAGGCGTCAAGCAAACAATCAGCGGAACAGCTAGACCGGAACAAGAAGCAGTTAGCGAGTTACTCAAAAATACGAGATATGCTAATTTCCGTTTCGTCGGTAGTTGGCCTCGGCGGATTCTCGGAACTTGTAAACAAAGTAAGTTCTGGCGACGCATCGCTGTATCGTTTTGCAAATTTGATCGGCGTCAACGAGGAAAAGCTACGCAGTCTCCAATCTGTCATTAAGTCGTTTGGGGGAACTGACCAAGACATTAGTCAGTTCGCGCAAAATGTTACAACAGAAATCGCTAACTATAAAGCTACTGGGCAAACATCACTTATTCCTGGGCTAAACCGTCTAAGTTCAGAAGTTAATTTCGACACAAGAAAATATATGGACGAAAAAACGTCCACAGAAGAACGCATAAAGATGATGGCTGATGCCGTCAAGGCATATCAGGTCCAGGGTTTTACTCAGGGAGACATCCAGTATAGATTGCAACTTGCAGGTCAGTCGAACCCGCTAATAAACTTGGAGATGCAGGGCCGGGCGAAAATTGATGAAAAGCTTGCTCAAGCGCAGACCGAGAACAAGGCGGATGGAGATAGCGGGAAACTAGCTGCGGACAGGGAAAGGGCATTTAATAACCTGACGACTGCCGTCGAAGGGACGTTTAGGATAATAAATGACAAACTAAACCCGGCACTTACGAAGTTTTATGATTGGCTGTCGAATTTTATCGACAAGCACCCGGATACTGCTGTCGCGGCCGAAGCGCTCATGGGCGGCGGTATTCTGTATAAACTGTATAAATTTTTTCGACCGGGCGTAGCCGCGGCTCCGTCGGTAGCAACAGGAGCAGCGGGCGGTGGTATTGTTGGTGGGGTTCTTGCGGGCATTGCGGCAGGACTTGCGTTGTTTTTTAAGGGCGGCGATCTTGGACTAAATACCGGGGAAGAGGATAACGGGATAGGTCGGGGCCGACCTATTTTGCAACCGAAGCCCGCGCCAAAATCTCCGTTGACTTCCGATAACCCAGCCGCAGGTTATGGTTATTTTGATTTGATGGCGTATAATCCCGCAGAGGGATCAGGGAACGGGATCGTCAGAGCAATCGCTACTTTGGCGGTTAGCATTCAGCATTATTTATGGGATTTGCAGGTGGGCCTTATTTCTGGGATGCAGATGCTTCTGCGCCCAAGTGAAGCCGGAACCGTGATGGAAATTGACAACTACGGTGGATCGTCCGGAGCATCGGGAATAAACGGGGCTAAATTGACCTCGGATCAAAAAAAGAAAGCAGCATATGCGGTAGAGTATCTTAAGCAAAAAGGCGGCTGGACAACAAATCAAGCGGTCGGGATCGTCTCCAATCTCATGCGGGAAAGTGGCATGAATGAACGCGCGGTTGGCGATCACGGTACGTCGTTCGGGCTGCCGCAGCTTCATGGTTCGCGCGTTAATGATTTTCGGCAGTGGTCCGGGCATGATATCCGCAATTCGACGCTGGACGAACAGCTTGGTTTTATTAACCATGAACTGACCGTGGGGAAAGAGCGGCGGGCAGGAGACATTATCCGAGGAACGCAAACTAGCGACCAAGCAGCTCGGGCGGGCACGCAGTATTACGAGCGCCCCCGGGATATTGCCGGAGAATCAAACAAAAGTGCCGCGATCGCACGTCTCCTCGGCGCCCGCATCGATCCTATGGCGGAGACCGGGGCGTCAACCCACATGTCGTTACGAGACTGGTCCGACAGCGTTGCCAAGCGCGGGGGCACCGTATCGAGCGATGTCCGAATTGGTACGATTGTTATCCACACTGCGGCGACAGATGCCAGGGGCATCGCTGCCGAAATTTATCCTGCCATTACCAGGACGGCAAATGCTTATAGATCTGATACAGGTCTGGCATAATGGCCGCCACGAATGGTGTCCCGACTCTTTTAGGCGGACAGCCCGTCTCCACGGCCCCATCGGCTCTGCTAACGCAGGACGCCCAAACCGTCATGGCGGCGTCTGCCGCCACCGTGTGGGGGGTGTACCAGGACGGCGCTTTGATCGTTAAGCCAGATTCCATCATCGCAGTGGAATACAAGCGGGAGTGGAAAATCGCGGATTATCCGCAAGAAGAAGGTGGGTTCGAGTCCTACGATAAAGTAACCGTTCCATTTGACGTTCGCCTTACGATGACAAAGGGCGGTTCAAAAGAAGCCCGCCAAAAATTTCTTGAAAGCATCGACACGGTAGCGGCATCATTGGATACATACGATATTGTTACGCCAGATGTCACATATCTTAGTTGCAACGCTAGTCACATAAATTATAAAAGAATTGCTACATCTGGCGTTAATCTGATAACAGTAGAGATGTGGCTAGTCGAAATACGAGTTACGGTGACGGTGGAATTCTCAAACACAAATAAGCCTAGCGGGGCGAACCCGATAAGCACTGGGCCAGTCCAAACAATTACTCCGTCTGCTGCGGAGACGCCTTCCACTGCTATTTTATGATAGGCTTCGCTATGCTGATAATTCCGGTTATTGATACCTACTCGCAAACAGTTAGCGTACAACTCGCGTTTCAGAGTTGTTCCATTAACCTGTATCAAAAATCAACCGGATTCTTTTGTGATCTCTATGTCAACGGCACGCTGATTATCGGCGGGGTGATTTGCCAAAATATGAATAGGATTGTCCGATCACTCTATCTGGGGTTCTCCGGCGATCTGGCGTGGTACGACACCCAGGGAACGGATGATCCGTCAAGCCCCGGCCTTGGTACCAGATATTTGTTCTACTACCTAACCACAGCAGACCTGAACGGATTAGGCTGATGTCATTCGTTCAGCGGCTGATCAATGTCACGTTTAGGTTGGGCAGCGGAACTTTCGAAAACACGAAGTTCAACACGGTTACGCTATCAAATCTTCGCGTATCTACGTTAATCAATTCGGTTTCCGGCCCTGATTTTAATTCTGCGTCCATAAGAATTTTTGGGATGACTCTTCCTCAAATGAACCAGTTATCCGAAATAACAGACCAAGCATTTTTGGTTAAGCACAATATCATTTCCGTAGCAGCAGGAGATGCAGTCAACGGAATGAGCACCGTGTTTGTGGGGAACATCCAAAACGCTTGGTTTGATGGGAATAGCTCTCCTCAGGTTGTATTCAACGTCAGCGCCGCATCCGCATTTTTTCATTCCATACAACCAGCAAACCCAACGAGCTATCGCGGCGCGGTGAATGTTGCCGACGCTATGAAAGCCCTAGCGAAACAAATGGGATATGGATTTTCAAATAACGGTGTAAATGTCACACTAAAAAAACCGTATCTGCCAGGAACACTGCGGGATCAGGTCCGAAATCTCGCCGAACAGGCAAATATATACTTCACAATTGACCGGGACGTTTTGTACATATATTCTAAAAGAACGGGGTCTTCTGAAAATCCTATATTGGTCTCTGTAGAAACTGGAATGGTCGGATACCCTACGTATATGAGCAACGGGTTGGCCGTGAGAACCCTGTGGAATCCGAACATCCGGGTTGGATCCCCGATACAGGTAAAAAGCATACTGAAGGTCGCCGAGGGTGTCGTTTGGCGGGTACAATCGTTTGCTCATAGCCTCGACAGCATGGTCCCCGGCGGGCAGTGGTTTACCACGATGCAATGTACCACGCTTAACCCAAACCAAAGCACCCAAACACCATGACAAATTTTGACAGCTTCAACAGGGGCCAAGGATTCCAGGGATCTGTCGATGCCGGTGTTGTTGGCAGCGACTACAATACCCTGCACTCGACCATTGCCGCGATTATTGGCAGGATTTGGACAAGCGCCCCGGTCCAGGTGATGGCGGTCACAAATGCCGGGGGAGTATCTCCTGTAGGGTTCGTGGATCTACTGCCATTGGTCAATCAGATCGATGGGAATGGCAATGCCGTGCCCCATGGGACCATCCACCAATGTCCATATCAGCGTGTTCAGGGTGGCGGCAATGCCGTGATTATGGACCCGCAAGTCGGTGATATTGGTGTTGCCCTATTCGCAATGCGGGACATCGATAGTGCTATCGCAAACAAAGGCCAAGCAAATCCAGGCAGTTTCCGACGGTACAATCCGGCTGATGCAATCTATCTGTACACGATCGCAGGATCGGCGCCGACGCAGTATATGCAATACACGGCATCGGGCATTACGATAACGTCGCCAACTGCTGTCACCATCAATGCTCCACAAGTTACTATCAATGCCACAACGATCGCAATGTGATGTCGGTATTATCTCCTGTTGCGCGCCTTGGTGATACATCGAGTCATGGCGGCACGATCATCTCAGCATCGACGCACAAAACGGCAGATGGGCGTGGCATCGCTCGTTCCGGAGACGATCACTCCTGCCCGTTGCCGGGGCATGGTATAACAGCGCTGTCGGCAACGTCTGTCAATACATGCGATGGCAGGCAGATTGTCCGCATTGGCGATGTGGCCGGATGTGGCGCCGTGATTAGTTCCGGAAGCCCTGTTGTGAGTTCGCACTAATGACCGCCCCATACAACACGATATACCTAGACCCGACAACGTGGGATCTTGCGATTGATGTTGACGGCAACATCGCAATGGCGCAATCTCCCTATGCTCTGGCGCAGGATGCAGCGTCAGCGATCAAAACGTTTCTGGGCGAGTGCTGGTACGATACGACGATTGGTGTTCCGTATTGGGAGCAAATCTTGGGGAAGAGGCCGACGATACCGCTGCTTAAACAACGCATTACCGCAGCCGCATTAACTGTTCCCGGTGTGGTTTCCGCAACGACTTACATTTCCAGCGTATCGGGCAGAACGGTTTCTGGTCAGGTTCAGATTTCCGATACGAGCGGCACAACTTCAACGGCGAGTTTCTAATGGTCACAACCAGCGTTCCCGCACCGAGCTTCGGAGCCACTGGTTTCGTGGCCCCGCTTGAATCTGCTATCCTGGCCGGTGTGCAGACCGATATGAACGCGGCGTTCGGCGGGAATCTCAATCCGGGCCTAACGACGCCGCAAGGGCAGTTGGCGCAGTCTTTGACGGCCATCATCGGAGACTGCAACAACGATTTCCTCGCCTTGGCGAACGGCGTTGACCCAGCCTATGCCTCGGGCCGGATGCAGGATGCAATCGCACGGATTTATTTCCTCGAACGCAACCCCGCGCAATCGACCGTGACGACAGCGACATGCACAGGGCTTCCCGGCACAGTGATCCCAATAAATGCCCAAGCGGTCGATCAGGGCGGGAATGTTTATCTGGCCACGGAATCCGGAACAATTCCAACCGGCGGCACGATTGATTTGACCTTCGCATGTGCGGTGACCGGGCCTACCTCGTGCCCGATTGGCTATCTCA